ACTTCTGCGATAATTCTTTAAACATTCAACAAGTCTTTGTGCTGACTTATCAAAGTATATACGGTGGAAGTTCATACGTGCTAACTTAATACCAGACTCTATATCTGCTTTAGGTACGATACGTATATCCCATCCTAACTTCTTCATAATCTCTTCTGCTGATATACCATGCTTAAAGTCTTTAGACTGTCCGTCATGTGGTAAGAACATTGTACCCCAGTTATAGGATAAGTTCTTTAGTTGTGCAGAATAGCTATCTAGTGTTCTGTGGTCATCTTCTATATAACCAATGATGCGTAAGTCTGATATACCTTTTTGGCATAGGATAACTGACATCGAGTCATTCCATCCGAGGTCCATTACTACATGAACCTTCATCATAGGGTCATAAGGTACAGTTGTTATACGGTTACCTTCTTGTGCTTCACGTATCTCGTTAGAGTATATAGCACCATCTACAGCAGCCTTGCATTCACCTAACCATATGTTTGCATAGTCAGGGTTAGTCTTTTCACTATGCTGACGTTCTATCTCAAGAACTTCGCTGAACCATGGATTATCCATGTAATTTAGCTTAACTACCTTAGCGTTCTCTGGTGGGTTTACGCAATATCGCATGTATGTATCATCTGTATCTAGCCCAGGGTTAAATGATACCCATATCTCTGAATTAGGTTTACGTATAGTAGGAATAAGAATATCCCACGATTTGCGTGAAATGGTCTGAGCTTCCTCACACCACACTCTGTCTATGCCCTCATAACTCTTTATTGACTCTGCTGTGTTATTGGCTAAGCCTGTAAATACAAATAGACTACCGTTAAGACCACGTATCTCTGACTCTAGTACTTCATAAAACTGACCTAAGCCTAATGCTTGTATCTGGTCTGACAAAAGCTGGTGAACTGAGTTTTTAATACTACGTTGCACTTCTCGTGCACATAATACACGCAATGGTTTATTAGCTGCTTGCAATAATAATGCTCTAGCAAATCCCCATGACTTTCCACTTCCACGACCACCGTATGCTACCTTATAGCGGTGATTCTCGAAAAGAAAATCTAACCTACTCGGAAACTGAGCTATCGTCTGGCTTGACAAAGCTAATTCCTATTCCAATAGGTAAATCTTTACCATCTGCACCAGTCAGCTCTGTAGTTGCTACTGACTTACCATCTAGTCTATCACCTAGTTCTTTTATGGCTGATACATCACCTGAAGCTGCTTTATCTATTAAAGCCTCTGCTATCATGCGTAATCGTTCTGCATCTGATTGAATAACAGCACGTCTCAGAGTATCTGCCCATAACCTATTGTTTTTACTAGAATATGTGTTGCCTTTATTTACTTCTGCAGCTTTCTCTCTAGCTAATGCTAATTGTTCTTCTTTGTCCATTGTTTTGCAACTCCTTATAGGTTGGTTGCCCTCTGTGTTTATCGGCTTAATAGCCCTTTGTAATACATTTGTTCAATTAGTCTTGGGTCTATATAGTTTTGTTGCATTGTCTTACCTGGGTTGATAAGATTTTGCATGTATGGTGACATTTGTGCAGGTTGTTGCATCATTCTCATTTCTGACTCACGTAATACTGAATTTGGGTCATACTTTTTCATTTCACTTTCACGCAATACATTGCCTGTTAAGTAATTAGGCATTTCGCTTTCACGCACAACTGAATTTGGGTCACCTAATAGCCCTTGTTTAGCCATTTGACGAGCCATTAACTCCTGTTGAGTTGGTTGACCACCTGTCATAGCATTTACTAAATAGTCTAAGAAGTTCATAGTTCGCTTTCCCTGTTCTTTCCTTTAAGAGGATATATCATTCTTTTATAAGTTTCCCACCATTCTTGACTATAATCTGTATTTTGATAGTCTTTAAAGCATGGTGTGCCAAGAGTATGATGTACTAACTTAGCGTCTACATTATATTCGTATTCTGTTTCTAACCAATTCCATGTTTCGTCTAGCTTACCTACCTGCTCTTCAGGATACTTAAGCCATTCAAACCTGTGTAGGTATTTACCTGTTTGTTCTTGAATAAACTTAGGCGTTAGCTGACGGTTTAACCAATGCGAACAGTTCCATAACATAACGCTTGACCAGTTCTTTTTAGGATAGTCTTCGTTCTTTGCACCCAAGTACTTAACAGGATGCTTTGTTTTATAACTGTGCTTTACGACTTTAACTGCTTCGTCATTATCAAAGTTAGCTAGTATCTCTGCAATGTCCGTGCGGCATATCATATCACCATCTACGAATAGTGCGATGCCTTTAAAGTTATTTAGATATGGCACTAGAAAGCGTGAGTAGATAAATGCGTTACTACCGTCTGCATGCGTTTCTTTATAATCTTTTAAAGTATTTAATGCTAACGGTGTAAAACTTACCGGTATAGATGACTTTTCTATAACTGACTGGCAAAAGTTATGATATGCAATTGGCTCAACTTTGCCATCATATCCTACGTATATATCTAACTTTACCACTTTACTTTGTTAGCCCAAAAAGCGGCACTCATTTTTCCTTTGGCTATGTTCTTAGCGTGTCTTGCTTTAAATGACTTTGCTCTATCTGTATTTGTTTTGTCACCACTTACGCCTTTTTGACCAAAGCGTATTAGTTTTTCTTGGTCACCATCTTTAGCCAATACTGCATGTGATTTAGTAGGATGATTAGGTGTTCTCTTAGGTTTATTATAACCTGAGAATGTTTCTTTACCCTTCTTAATCATTTCTTTTTCTTAGCTGTCTTTGCTGCTTGTTTAAATTGCATAGCTGTAGGTGCGCCTTTACTCCCTACCTTACGCATCTTTTCACCAGAGCCAGCTTTAATTCTAGCTCTTTTGGCTGCAATGTTAGCGTATAGGCCTGGCTTATTTGCCACGTTTAGCTGCCTTTTTCATAGGCTTAGCTGTCATAGCTTTAGCTGTTTTTTTTGCGTATGATTTAGCTTCTTTCTTACCCTTTTCGGTGTAAGCAAATTTCATTTTTCCGACCATTGGCATAATTATTTACCTTTCTTTTTAGCCATGCCAGCTTCTGATAAAGCAATAGCAATAGCTTGTTTAGGAGATTTTACTACTTTACCACCCTTACCTGAATGTAATGAACCTGTTTTAAACTCCTTCATCACTTTTGATACTTTCTTCATCTTCCCTGTTTTTGTTTTTGGTGTTGATTTCATTATCGCCTCTTAATTTAATAAATCTATGGTCATACCTACAATCATTACATAATGAATATTCTGTAAAATCAAAAGGCTCACCGCATTGCTCACAAATGGATAGCTTCATATAAAAGAAAAAGCCCAACCACGGAGAGAGTGCAGTCAGGCTTTTTTTATAATTACGTTATTAACGGACAGGAGTTGTCCAAGAAACGATATTATATCATATCTAATATATAAATTCAACAACTTTATGCGTTTATTCTTCTACTTGCAATAGTAAGCAAGTTATCGTATGCCATGTCCAATTGCCAATAAAAGGCTAATGGTGGTTTGGCACCTAAGTATTTAGCATAGATAGCGTCTTGTTGTCCTTGTTCTAAGCTATGCACAATAGCGTGTATGGTTCTAATGTTACTCATATCTTGAGCAGAACACATTTCTTCAAATGCCTCGCTAGTTGACTCGCCACCTGATGACATGCCTATGCTTTTAGATGGATAACCCAAACGGGGATTATCCGACTTCATCCATAAAGCCCAATCCTCTAGGATAGACAATAAGCGTTCCATACTAATCATATCTACCTAACGTATAAGTTATGCTTTCTCCATAAGTTTCTTGTGTAGTTTTATGCTGTAAATTATGTTTAGCTGTATCAGCGTTATGACTTGTAATACCTTTTATCTGTGCTTCTGTAAAGTTTGCTGTGTGTCCAAATATAGCTTGTAGTGGATGTGGCTGTGGAATGTAATAGTGCATAAGTCTATTGTCATTGTCTTTAAATGCGTGTATATGACCTTCCATCTTCATGGTAACAAGCAAATTTTTAATGGTATTATAATTGCCATCTACATGTGCTGCTATATCTTTTATAGTTTTTGGCTCTGTAAGGTAAGCTAATATTTTATCTTTAATACTCACGATACATCCTTAACCTTACAATGCCACTTTCGTTTATCATCCTGGTGCCACCCATGAATATGAATAGTCCAGCCTGCTTTACGAACTGCTCCTACATTTTCATGTTCACCTATTTTTTTTGCTCTAGCGGACATATTACTTGCAGAGGTTGTTTGAACTGCCAATACTTCTTTATCTTTTAAAGCTAATAGGTCTATAAAGCCAAATAAATCTTGCCTTATTCTAGCAAATGCGTTCCAATGTTCTACTATTGCTACTGTATATCCTTCTTGTCGTAATTTTTTAAGGCTTAACTGCGTTGGACTATTTGCCATCAAATTGACTTTCGTTAGGTTTAGATATTCCGTTTATAAATCTTTTCTCTACGTCACCAGTAGCCTTATTAAGTTCATATTCATAAGCGTGTGGTGATACGTCAGGACTGTTATTTTTCTTTTTAAAAATCTTGTCCCAGTTATCTTGTGCTTCTTTTTCAGAAACTAACAACGGTCTTCTGCCAGAACCTTTACCCATTATTTAACTCCTATAATTTCATTTTCAAAAAGATATTGCATAGTTTTTATATATGCTCTATTCCACATATCTCTACGTTCTTCTTTTGTTAATTCTTTTCCATTATCAAGTTTAACATGGCACTCTATACATAATGCTGCAACTAAAGCGTCTGACACTTTGATGCCCATGCCTTTGCCTTCGTTTCTATGTGCTGCACAAACTGTTTCGGACATTATACCACAATGTTGACAAGGTAACTCTCTTAACAGTTTAATTAATTTTTGATTGCGATATATCATATTTTTTAAATTTTTCAGAAATAATTTTAGGAACAGTTGCATCCCAATTAATACTATGATGCAATCTTTTTTTGTTTTGACCCATTTGTCTTACTTTTACACTAGAAGGATTATACAAAACAGAATAAAAACTTTTAACATAAGTGCCTGAGCTTAAATAAATGTCAGTTAAACCACCAGCATTACTTTGAGTTTGCTTTTGCTCAAGTCGTAGCTGTGCAATTGTCATAAACAAATAACCTTTATAACCAAAATAACAATAAGCATTTACATCTTCATTTATTCTACCAACAAATTGAAATGGTCTATCAACTGAACATAAAAAACTGTTCATAATTTTTCTTGATATTTGACCGTCTAAATATGTTTTACTTAAACCACTATTTTCACCACCTATAAAATCACCACCTTGAGCCATACAAATAGATGTAAAAGATGTTTTTTTATAAAAATCTAACATGATTTCAAATATTTTATCCAAGTTTTTAATGTATTTATTAGTTACATATTTTTTATCATTGTCAAAAGACCATCTAAAGTCTGTATAGTCATCATCAAGTTGCATAAAATATGTATAACCTAATTTTTTTGCTATGTCAAAGCAGGCATTTCTTGCAAACACAACTGCTCTTTTATCATCAAAACTATCGCCTATGTCAAATGTCTTTGCAACTTCATCTTTAGAGAAAGTTATTACTTGACTACCATATGTTTCAATGTATTTATTATGAGATTTATCTTCATCATCAATAATAATAAAAATTTTACCAGTATAGTTTTTTTCTCTTAACGTATTGTAAGTATAAACTCTGTCATGTCTATTATGACTTAATATAAAAACGCAAAAATTATCTATCACTTTGTTCTTCCAGATATTGATTTGATAATTGATTATTTAATGCAACATAACCATACTCAATAGCTTTGTCAAAATCAACAATTACTAAAGCTGATTGTTCCATTAACTCTTGCATTTCAGAACTTGAGTGAGCATAGTAATCTGCAATTTTTGAAAAATTAAATACAATATGCCTATAAGCTGCAAAAGTTAAAAACTTTTTTTCATCATCAGAAACATTAGAATTATTAATTTTTTGTATTAATTTAATTGACTTTAAACTATCATAAAGCTCATAGATATTAGGCTTTTCATATTTTGGAACATATAACGGCACGTCAACTTTTTTTGTATATGTTGTATCAATTAAATGTTGCTCATCATTGTCAAACATTTCTAATTTTTGTTGTATCGTCATAATTAATAATCCCAACCCCAGCCAACAGTTTGACCCCATACCTCTATCTGTTGTTGGTATTCAGTCATTTCTGAAGTTGTAAGTTTTGTGGTTGATTTTATAAGTTCTACAGGAAATCCAGCTATGACTGTTTGATAACGCAACAGACGGTATGACATAAGCTCATGGACTTGTTGTTTATCTAATCCCAAATGATTTCCTAAACTTGTATACAATTCCCATAGTCTTTCGTTTTGCTCTAGACTGCGGTTAAGTTTAGCGTCTGTTACTGTTACACGCCAGCGTTTAGTAAAATCAAGAAGTTTTAGTTTCTCTATAAGTTGCGGTAGGTTTTGCTGCGTTAGTGCCCACTTTATCATCTCTCCATCCCTTCGTTTTAAAAGTTTGACCTTCTTTTGATACAGCTTTATATTCTATATCATCACCAAATAATTTTTTACAGGCTTTAATAAAATCATTAATTGTCATGGACTCTCTCTATAACATAAAGTTTTTTGACTGAACCAAAAATTAAATGAGCCTTCCCATTGACCGTTTCTTTGTTTTTGAATAAAAACTTTAGCATCAGGAATAATTTTTAATTCATCATCAGAAGTTTTACCTTCTTCAATTAACTTTTCCTTATAACGGTTGCGCCATACACAGATAATATTGTCACAAAGGTTTCTTATGTGTGAACTACCCATAATATTTGTAGCGTCAGGTATTTCATTTTCATCTTTGAGTTTTCTTGTGTGTGCTACCAAAAAAATAGAAATATTTAAATCACGTGCCGTAACAGCCAATCTATCAGTAAACAATTTTTGTGCCTCTAATGATTCTTCACTAATATTACTTATTTTCATTAAACTGTCAATAATAAATATATCAACACCAAGGATATGTTTGGCATAATATAATGTGGCTATCATATCGTCAGAAGTTGTAGTTCCTAACTGGTCGTAAATATATAACCTATCTTTTGCCCTATCACAAAATTTTCTAATATAATCTTCTGTTGGCTCTGGTGAACCTAATGCTTGTGTAATCATTCTAGCTAATGTTAATACAGGGCGCATTTCCAAAGAAGCTATTAAACATTTTGTATTTTGTTTCATCATGCCTAGTACAACTTGTGATAGCCACATAGATTTCCCATGCCCTGATACCCCTGTTAAAATTGTTAATTCAGAAGACCTAACCCTGAACTTATCTTCCGTTTTAAGCCAACCAAGCGATTTACCACTATGAACTTCCTCACTAAAATACTGTACCACGTGGTCAGTAAAAATATCCGCAGCTTTAATTTTAAACTCAGCATGAGCATACTCCTTATTATAATATTCAGTAATAACTGATTGATTGACAGTTAATTTATCTAATGCTTCACCTATATTCATTAAATGCCACCTTCCCATACTTTACGTTCTACAGTTGCTTCACCATCATTCCATCTTTCCTGATTAAGCAAAGTTAAAGGAGCTGGTGAAAAACCATCTTTCCATGATTGAGTATCTTTCATACGTTTTACATACCCTATCACTTCATCTGCTATAGCGTCAATGTTTTTATTAGCCCATCTTTCCATACATGTTTTCTTGTTGACTTTACGAACACTAGGATAACTTTCCCAAAATTCATCAAACCTATTGGTCGTTTTAACGACATATATCTTCTCTTTATCTTCTCTTCCTCTTATCTTCTCTATACTAATAGGCTCATAGTCTTTCTCTAGCCAACCTCTAGTAAATAGTTCTTTTACTATTTTATCAACAAAATCAATAGGATAGTGAAGTCTAAAAGCTATTTCAAACACTTCTGGTAATACACCATCACTTTCAGAACCAAGACACCATAACTCTACTAAAACAGCTTTTTGTTCAAAAGATAGCTTATGAATATCTATGTTATTTATGTAATCCGTACCATAAAACTTAAACCATGTCATCTTTTTTTGGTATCTTGGATTCTTTGGGTTATAGAGATTGAACTTCTCCCAGTTTTTAATTTTGTACATACACTCTCCAGTTGGTTAATATTGCCGAAAAAGATTAACATACATAATTCTAGTTGTAAACTAATTATTTTCTAGAAAATACTTGACATGACATTTTTTATCATTAAGATAGGCATTGTAGTATTTATTTTAGGAGAGAGAAATGAGAATTACAGGTGCTTATTCAGTAGTTGAAACGCTTGCACAACATAAAAACTTGACATTTCAGCAAGCATTTATGTATATACATAACAATCTTAAATCATGTGACAAATATCAAAAAATTGCATATCAAGTCATTCGTGATGATTCTGGTCTTTTTGAACAACTTTGCAAGGAACAATCAATATGAAAAAAGATTTAATTCAAGGTAGTATATTTGCAATAGCCTTTTGGTGTTATGTAGCATTGTGTTTATGGATTATGGGTAAGTTAGCAGGTGCAATATGATTAAAGATAATAAAGAAGCATTGACATTAGCTTTAGCATTAGCTATTACTGCACCAAACGACAAAAAAGCAGAAAAATGCGTTAAAATAGCTGACTCACTTGCAAAGAATATGAAAAGAAAAGATGTAGAGTTAGCAATGAAAGATGTTTTAGATAAAATGATTGATTCTTTGAAAGAAAAAAAAGATGAATAAATGGTTATGGTTGTTTCTTTTTTTATTTTGGGGGTATATAATATGGCGAATGGTTTAGAACATATAGCAAATATTCTTAAACGATTGAATGAAGAATTTAAATTAGATAATGACAAATTTGAGGAGAGAACTAATGTCACAACAACAGCATTACGACCAAGTGATGATGGAACAGCACCAACAGGAAGTATTAAACACACTCAATCAAGTAACAGGAGAGAAAAAGATGAATTATAATGAACTGCGTAAGATTAACGTATCAGACCATATTGAGAAAAAGAATGGCCTATCGTACTTATCATGGGCTTGGGCTGTAGACACGCTTCTACAGCAAGACCCAACAGCAACATGGACTTATGGCGAGCCAAAACAATTTGGTGAAACACTTATGGTATTCTGTACAGTTCATGCTTTTAATAAGTCTATGACTTCACAATTACCTGTACTTAACTTTAGAAATCAAGCAATACCTAACCCTGATGCAATGGCAGTTAATACAGCTATGCAGCGTTGTTTAGCTAAAGCTATTGCATTACATGGTATTGGTTTATATATCTATAGTGGTGAGGATATTCCAGAGTCAGAACAACCAGCTTTAAAAGCTGTATCTAATAAGGACTTTCTATGATAAACCAAGGCACGGAAGAGTGGTTTCAGCAAAGGCTAGGTAAGGTTACCGCTAGTCGTATTAGTGACGTTATTGCCAAGACTAAAACAGGTGTATCTACATCTCGTCAAAATTATCTTATTCAACTTGTATCAGAACGTCTTACAGGTAAAAAAACAGATTCATTTACAAATAAAGCTATGGAAGATGGTGTTGAACGTGAGCCTATAGCAAGAAAACTATATGAAAGCAAAACTAATTCTATAGTAACTGAAGTAGGTTTTTTTGACCACCCTGTTATTAAAAGTAGTGGTGCTAGTCCAGATGGTGCTGTTAATTCAGAAAAAGAAGGTAAGTATGCTGGTCTTATAGAGATTAAATGCCCTATAGAAACAACTCATACTAATACCTTAATGAGCAAGTCTGTACCTAGTAAATATATCCCACAAATGCAATGGCAAATGGCTTGCACAAATGCTAGGTGGGTAGATTTTATAAGTTTTAACCCGAATTTCCCTGAGGAACTGCAAGTTTTTGTAAAGCGTCTTGATAGAGATGATGCTTACATTGCAGAGTTAGAAGCAGAAGTTATTAAGTTTCTAGAAGAAATAGAACAAACAATTATTAAACTTAAGGAGTAAAGCATGGCGCAATATGACAATACAAATACATTTGCATTATTTAAGAACGACCAGGGAGATAATCCTAAAAGGCCAAACTATACAGGAAATTTAAACGTGGATGGTATTGAGTTTAGAATTAGTGGTTGGATTAGAGAAGGTGCTAATGGGAAATTTATTTCAGGTTCAGTTCAGTTAAAAGAGTCTAAGGGGGAAGTAAGAAGTAAGCCTGCTGTTGAAGGTGCCGATGAGGATGTTCCTTTTTAGGAGCATCCCCATAAGCATGATAACTACTTGTTCATTACGTACATAGTTACTTCAAAGCCAAAACGCATTTCTGTAGCTGCTGGAGTTGTCCACATAATATTTTCCTTAATAAATATATTATGCTTAATTGCACAATATAATAGAATTATACGCTTGTGTGGATTTTTTAGACACAAGAAAAGCATGAAAGGTCCATAATGGATATACATAACTTAGAATTAGATATTGCTTGTTATGCCACTGCTGTGTACCATGAAGTTAATACAAGAACAACCGAAGAAAAGGTAGGGGTAATTAATGTCATACGTAATAGGTTACATACTGGTTATTGGGGTCGTGATGTATGCTCTGTTGTTTATGCTAATGGTCAGTTTATTGGGGTTACGGATGAACGTCATCCAGAAGTTAATACTAGGGCGTATTTGGAAACTAAACTTTTGGTTATTGATACGATTGTTTATAATAAATATGCAAATCCAGTTGCAAATGCTTTATATTTCCATGATGACTCAATACCGCCAAAGAAAGAATGGTTTGGTAAACGCAAGAAAACGCACATAGGAAGGATGGTGTTTTACTAATGGCTAAAAAAGAACCTGTAGCATGGCTTTATGAAGAGTTTGATGTTAGGTCTGGTGATTTAAAGAAATCTTATTTATGGTCATTTCATCCTAACCAGCTTTCATATTTAAACGACTTAAAGAATACAACGCATCATATTAAGATAACACCATTAGTTCCTGGTGAACCTGTAGAAGAATATAAAGGATTATCTAAATACGATAGTAAGAAACTAACGGAGGCACATGGTGGACTCTAAACCACTAACCCAAGAAGAAATAATTAAGATATATAAAGAAGCATTTGGTAAAGGTGACCAACTTGTTACACTTGAAAAGATATTTAAGTTTGCTAGACTTATAGAACAATTGCATGGAGTTAAAGATGTACACTAAACTAGACGACCAACGACAAGCAAAATTTATTATTGGCTATATTACTGCACATCCTGGTTGCAGCATTAAAGAAATTGTGCAAGAATGCGTAACTAATAGAACTAGGTTAAAGTATTTAGAAAGCCAAGGATACTTTACTTTGCCTAAATGGACTTATAGCAATGAACTAGATAAACGATTTAAAAATAGAAATTATGTATCTGTAACTGTAGGTAGGGAGTATGGGAAATGGCAAGAGCAGAAAAGATATTAGATGTAATAGTATGGTTGTTAATTCTTGGTAGTATGGGTTGGTTAGCTTATGGTTGTTATATATTAATTGATTTATTTTTTCTAAGGGGATAGATATGGTAGATATGGTGAATAGACCTCCACATTATTTAGTGGGAGGAATTGAAGCAATAGATGTAATTAAAAGTCGTTTAACTAAAGAAGAATACATTGGGTATCTTAAAGGTTGTAAGTTAAAGTATGACTTACGCTATCCGTTTAAAGATAATCCACAACAAGATTTAGACAAGTCTGATTGGTATAAGAATAAGCTATTAGAAGTTACTAAAGACGAAGATGCTGTAAACCCACCTGAAGTGGAAGCTATCTTAGAAAGATTTGATGATGAATAAAACGTATTGGGTATTTATTGTAGTCATGGCTGCATTAGCTATCTTTTATACAGAACAGTCATTTGGTCAAACTACGACTATACTAGCACCTGATGGGTCTGTAACCGTCTGTCAGGTAAATGGTGGTGTGATTATTTGCGTCTAGTCATCCATTGGTGTTAATTCACCATAGATAGCTAGTTCTTCACCACTAATTTCTATCATGCTATCGTCATCTAATGTGATGACTATAGTGCTATCGCCATGTAA